CCGACGGCGAAACCGGCGAATCCGCAACAGGAAGTTCAGAAATCTTGATAATTGCCATGTCTTACTCCAGCAGCAGCAAGCCGCCGTTTTCTTGCACCAAGTTTTCGCCGTTTTCGGTTTCCAGATTGCCAAATATCACGTCGCTTGCGTAGCCCGTCAGAAACGAAGCGATGCCGCCAAGCCCTAGCCCGACCGCATTTCGCAAGCCAACTCCGAAACTCATCGGATGTTGATGGGCTTGGCGTACAAGTCGCCGTCAGACCCCACGCGAATCGCGCTCACGCGCCACGGGGCGCCTGTTCCTTGTGGAACAATGAACGGGATCGGCGTGTTAGCCGGAATCGGTGTGCTGGAAGTCGTCGCAGTGACGCCTTCGCCCACGACCACATACGCCGCTGACGTACACCACACAACGACACCCTGCGGGCCAGACTGCCACGTCGCAGTTGAGCCCGCCGTGCCCGTGTACGCTACCGTACGACCGGGGTATACGGCATCGGCCATCGGATTAAGAAGTTCCATGCTCTACCCTCACGCTAAGAAGCGCAGTTTGTACAAAGTGCTCAAGTAAAGAGCCACAATTTCGTCAATAATGTTCTGAATTGCAGTCTCATCTTCGTCGCAAAACTTGTAGCGATTTGCTTCAATTTCAGCCAAAGACTCCTGCAAAAACTCAATCACGTTGCCGGTTTTTTTGGCCGATTGCAACGTAATCGGGCCGATTAGGCCATGACGGCCCTGATAGGCTTCCGCGAACGTGTCGGCCAAATCTATTACCTTGTCGTAAAACGATCCCAGAGCTTTGTGCTTAGCATAACTACGCGTATTAAGATGCACCGAATGGGTGACATCCCGCGCTAGGAATAAATGCCCGACAAAATCTGCTGGTTTCATTGCGGCGGTAACTCCGTGCCCATTTCAGGCATTGTCCGTTGGGCGGTCGGCGGCACAAGCTCGCCATTGCTCATCATACCGGCCAAAGTGCCCATTATGATGTCCTGAATCTGCTGCTCATTCAAGCCGCTTTCGACTGCCTTAATGCGGTCGGTCTCAGCGCTATACGCCTTGACCTCCGCCTCAAACTCCTTGATCTGCACCTCGCGGGCTTCCATAGACTGCTGCACGCGCTGGAGCATCTCTTGCATCATCTGCATTTCCTGCGCCATAACCTGCATCTGCTGGTTGGCCGCCTGGAGCGCCGGGTCTTCCTCGTCCGCCAAAAGCTTCGGATCAATGACCTTCTGGAGCCGCTTGCTGATTTCTTGAGCGCCCGGCCAGTCCATGTTCTTGACGAACAGATCGCCTGCCACCTGCCACAAGTTCGGGTTGGCCTGCAAAATTTGCCCCATGGCGTCCATGGCTTCCTGACGCTTGGTCGCGTAGGACGGGCCGGTCGTGACCGCCACGTCGTACTTACCAACCGACGGGTTGTAAATCTTCTCAATCACAATACCCGCCTCGTCCATTAACCGGCGGACCGGCTCGGCCTGCATCGGGTTGATCTTGACCGTTGCGGTCTCTCCGTCGATGCCGATGATTCGCGCGATACGCTGGGTATCGTAAATCTTCGGAATCAAGTCAACGAGTTGGCGCGTCCCATAGCGAATGGCCCGAGCTAGGTTATCTACAAAGTGGTATGTGCCTGTGTCGCCTTGCCGTTCACGCGCCAAAATGGCCCGACCCGTGCGCTCATTGGACCGCATACCGAGGCTGGCATCGTACTGGCCGGTTGCGGCCTTGATGTCGTCGGCAGCGCCCATCTTCGCCTGGATCAAGCCCGTCTGGGCAAGCGGCGGCGGGGCACGTTGTGGCAGCGGCAGGACTGCGCCCTGACCGTCTGTCACGTCGGGATTAACTTCTAAGTACGGCCAGTTTGTTGTATTGGCCGTCTTCCATTGCTGTTCGTAGCCTTCAAACTGACCGCCGTAGCCGATAAACGGCGCCTTGGGCGCGAGGGCCAGCATCTCTGCTTCCTGCGATACCCAGTAGTTGTACATGCGCTGGGCGTCCTTGGCGTTGCGCACCAAGCCCGACACGTACATGCGGCCTTCAACTTCAAACTCGTTGCCGATCACACGAATGACCGGAATCCACTTGCCCGGCCACTCGCTTTCTTCAAGGATTTCGTAGCCGTTGGTCTTAACCCATTTGACGCGTTTTACGTCAACTTCGCGCTTGCGGATTGGCTGAAGGCCAAGCATTTCCAGCTCTTGCGCTTCGGGCGATCCTTCAAACGCCGTTTGGTTGCCGGCGTACAAATTCAGCGTTTCGCGCGTGTGTTCTTTGTAGAAATACTCCGCGATGCGGACCGTATTCTCGTTAATCCACTGCGATAGCGCCTGATCGCCTACACCACGCTGCAAAACCGACGAAATCGGCTCTGCGTTGGGGTACATGCGCTCAAAATCCGCCTTCGGAATGTCCTCGGTGATGAAACACCACTCCGCATCCGCACCACAAGGGTCTTGGATGGTCGGGTCCATGTACACACTGAAGCTATTTCGGATGCGGCCTATGCGAAGGTCTTGATCAAACGTGTTTTCGTCGCAGTATTCCGTCAAAATGCGGAAATACCCTTCGCCGTAGGTGACTTGGTTGTCACAAGCCGTGTCGTATGCGACATCCGCATCCGAAATATACTCAATATGACGGACAATTCCGTCAAATATCTCAGCAACCTCAATATCCGCCTTGTCATCGACCGGAATGACCTTGCCAGAAGGCCGATTCTGACGCTGATCGTTGGTCACTTGCCGCACATGCTGCGGCAGCTTGTTGATCGTTAGGCACGGACGGGCGTTGACCGTCTGTCCTTGCACCGAGCCGCGCGTCGCCAACACGTCTTGGGGCCACTGCCACTGATTGTCCGGCGATCCTGCCATGAAACGCAGGTCATCCAGCTCGTCTTCTCGGCTGTCAGAGTACGCCGAGAGGGCCATTGTGAGGCGCGAGCGCGCCGTGGCCAGTACATCGGCTGGGTCGCGGGAGGCTTTGCCCCGGTTGGTCGGCGTGTTGGCGACGCGAGCGGCGCCTCTAAGCCCTGTAGGGTCTTTTGCCATTATTTGCGCTTCTTACCTTGTGCCTTACGCTTGACCGCATACGCGATCGCCACGGCTTGCTTCTGCGGCTTGCCACGCGCCATTTCCGCTTTAATGTTTTTGCGAAACGCGCCTTTGCTGGCAGACTTGACAAGGGGCATACTTACTTCCTCTTTTTGGCCGTTTTGGCCGACTGACGGAACGCCTTGGCGGTCGGCGCTCCCTTACTACCGGGTTTGCGCATCTTCTCACCGCTGCCGGCTGCGATGCGCGCCCGCTTAGCGTGAATGTTCGCGTAAAGACCTTTCTTACTAGCCATTAGCCACACTTCCAGCGTCTGAGCGACGCTCTTGCTCGTTCAGCCGGCCCCTTGGCCTTAGCCACCACGCCCTTCATGCGCGCACAGAACGACTTCTTACGCCCTGCGTCCGCCTTAGTCTTGGGGTTGGGCGCTGGCGCCTTGAGCTTACTGCCCGTAGCGCGGTTGTACTTCGCTCGGCCCTTGGCCGTCAAGCCTGCGCCCTTAGACACGGGCTGCTTCTCGCCTCGTCCCACCGACAGACTGACCGACTTGCGTGCCATCAGGCTCCCATCCAACTGCTAGCCATGCCGTTGCCGCCCTGCCGGGCGACCACTCGTCTTGGCGCGTCGCGGGCCTCACGGCTAGCGAGCGGGTAGGCGAAGGTGACGGCGAGGGCGTCTGCCGCATCGGGCGACGCTTGACCTCTAGCCTTCATCTCCTTCTTACCCTCCAAGAAGATCGTCCCTGACGAGTTAGGCTTGACGTGCGGCCCGCACAGGTCCGACTTGAGTAGCCGATCATGCGGGATGCTCGCCGTGCGTAGCCATTCTCGCATGTCGCCCCACATCTCGGCGCGCTTGTTGCCCCACATCACAGGGTTCTTAGCCTTCCAGCCAAAGTTTACCCCACGAACCTTATACCGCTGCTCTTTCAGCCGGTCAAGTATTCCGTAGCCGAGACCGCCCTCGTCTATGACCGTAAGCGCTGGATTAAATTCTTCAATCGCGTCGATGACTCGGCCAACGGTCGCCATCGTGTCTTCTCCCCGGTAGCGCTTGATCGCCACCACGTCGCGCCCTTGTCGGACGACGATGACGGTGGAGTCTGCGCCGCTTCGCGCTGGATCGACTCCGATAACGCGTGGCGCTGTCTCGTCCTTGTACCGTGACCGCGCCATAGCCTCGTCCACAATTCGCGGAGCAATGAACTGGTCGTCGCCGTCTGAAGGAAACTCTCCGTAGACCTCGACTTTTGCCTGGCTACTATCTGCTCCATACTCAGCGATGATTTGCTCGTAGACGGCTTTATCCGTATCTTCAACTTGGCGGGCGTCGATGTTTTGCGTTGTCCAGAATTCCCTTTTCGCGTTGAAGCACTCATAGAAATACCCCTCGTTGCGTCGTGG